AGCCAGTCTCCGTCCAGCTACTCCCCGAGCAATCCGTGGGAAGCGGCGATGAGCAGCTTGGAGCGGGTGGTTTCCCAAATCTCGCCGTCCCCCAGCCAGACAGCATCGTATCCGCAGTACCAAACGGCGCCGCAGGGTACAACACAGTACAATCCGAGTTTACAGGCCCAACCGGCGCAATATCCGGTGGCCCAGGCTCCGCAGACCTCGTTCAACAGCGCCTCTACAACCCCGACTTCTTATCAGGGTTCTACGGCAGCACCTCAACTCAGCGCGGAAACCGCCGCCGTCGTTAACCACTTCGGCATCGAAGCTCCTGGCATTCTGAATCAGTATGCCACCACGCTTGAGGATGCTCTGATTCAACAGCAAGCTGTTGTGGAGCAACTCGGTCAACGTGCTGCCGCTATGGAGCACATTCTGACTGATGGTGACACTCTGGCTGACTACACCAATCGCTACTTCACCGAAGTTGAGCCGATTGATGTTCAGACCGACGAGGGTTACTACGACGAGAACGGTCAGTTCTGGCCTAACCAGAACGTCGCTCGTCAACCCCAGCAACAGTACGATCAGTTCCCGGCTGTTCCTGCAACGGCTTCTGCTGGTGTGCGTTCCGTTGATCCCCAAACTCAGTGGGAAGCTTTCGGTCAAACCATGAACCAAGCCCCTGATCAGGCGTGGCGTGTTCTGGCTCAAATGAGCCCCGAAGCTCTGCGCAGCAAGCTCCTTTTTATGGATCAAGGCTGATAAACTAGATCCGGACAGGAGGCAGACCCGCTCATTGAGTGGGTCTATTTTTTTGTGTAGACTTTTGGTAGCAGGTTTTATATCGATGCCATTTAAAAGTGAGGCTCAAAGACGTAAATTTTACGCGATGAGTGCGCGCGGTGAAATTTCTAAAGAAAAGGTAGCTGAATACGAGCGTAAAACTAAAGGAGATTTACCTGAGCGAGTGCCGGGGGCGAAGTCTAAGGCAAAGAAAAAGGCTAAGATGTATGGTAAGAAAAGAGCATCTGAACAAAATGCCTAATCCTCTTGGTCGTCGTCGCGTTGACACTACTCCCGCTGACGCGAAAGATGAGATTGCTAGATTGAAAGATGAGCTTAATGATCTGCGTAAGCTGTATCTTCAGGATATGGCTAACGTCAGCAGTGATATGCGGGCTTTGGTTTCTCAACTTTCTCCTACGCCTGAGCCCGCACCCACTGTGGTCGAAGAACCGGCCCCCGTCGAACCTGTTGTGGAGTGAGGCTTAAATGCCTTACTTTGCATTACCCAATTTCAAACATGATTCTGGGCCGAATCGGATACAATCCGGTCCAGATCATCAGGGCTACACTGTTTTATTTTCTGGTGTTCAGTCTACAGGTGTAGATGAAGGTATAGTTCTGTACGCCTCGCCTCTTAGCGGCACTCTGCTCACTAAAGCGTGGGATTTTGATTCTAATTGGCGTTATATACCGTCGACTTTACCGGGTCAGAGTATTTCTCTTGATCCGACACCTTACGACGCTAGCGGTGTTTTAGATACATATCGAGCTGCACGTATATATACCCGAGACAACGTAGCTGGTGCGCAGGCGGCAAGTGCCATCGGACCGGAGACGGGAAAAGTTAATCCGCGTGGTGCGGCATTGCAGCCTAGGGCGAATGTCACTAAGCCGGAAACTTATATGTACTACGGGGGCGGGGCTCCCGATAACCAAGATTATTCACCGTATAACACACCGGATGCAAACACCGCTGCTGAAGGTAAGACAGGTGGTGGTGTTACGCATCGGAACTATGAGAGTTCATTGCTGACGAATCTGTTGGGAAGTCAGGGTACTTCCGACAGATCGCAGTGGCGGTATCACCAGCCGGTGTATTGCAAGACGTTTACAGAAACACGTCGATCCGCCACGCCGGGTCTGATGTCGTCTCCACTGCGGTATGTGTACAGGGGACCCTCTACTTCATATAACTATAACTACGCTGGCGAGCTTCATGCTAATAAGGGGGGATTCGCGCCCCTTAATTACGATGACTTTGGCGGTGGTTGCGATATTCCGCCTCCTTGCCCAACAACTACTGGTGATCCGCTGAACCCTCAACCTGGGGATATTTTACGGGGTTCCAGTTTCTGCACATACAAATCTATTACATGGTATAACACTGGTAGCAGTACTCCTATTGGATTTGGGGATACATATACAATACAAGAATCAGACTACTTCTATAAAATTTACTATGTTGTTGAGTACCCTAATGGCTCTACAGCAAGCTCTGACATATCTTGTTTGAACACCGTTACTATCCCCGGCTATGGGACTTATTGGATATCTGAAATAGGTGGGAGTTGGCAGACCGATCCTTTCTTAGGTCTAAACCCCACAGTCGCTGTGGATAAATACGGTAACTCTTATGTCGGGTGGCAACAGACTCCGCAACCCGGACAGGAAACTCAAGATTATTGGTTATTCATACGTAAACTTAATAACAGAGGGGAGGAGATTTGGACAAAGAGATATGGTAAAGCGGGGGCAGCCCCTACTAGAAACCAAAGAATTAGTATTGTATTAGATCCATCAAATGAGAATTTATTTGTGGGTCACGGAGCTTTCTTTAGGCAACCTGATGCTCCTAGTAGCCTTTTGCCTAGGCCTAGTGTAGAGCTGTATAAAATAAATAGTTCTACTGGCGAACTTTGTTGGTACTACTTCCACATATTCTTTCCTGCGAGTTTTAGTTCTCTCAATGCCGATTCTTTCTTAAGACTTCAATGGGATAATGGACGTTTAGTTATTCTTCACAGAGGTAACGTTTGGACGGCTTATTGTTATTCGTTAGGCCCTACGTCAAATCCAGCAACTGTACCTTATTTTTCTGACATAGATCCTACAGTTACTTATCCTGGCGGACTGTTTGCTGAATCTGGTACAACTTTAAGTACTAGAGCTATAGCAGATGCGATGGTTATAAGATCACAAACGGATCCATCTAAAACGTATGTTATATCTATAGATACCTCAAATCGATATATTTGGTGGGAAACTAATACGGACTACCAGAGTACAGTCGGTGCTTCTGGGTTAAGGTATGGACCCTCTTCGAACTTTTTGTATGCAAATCCTCCACGAATGGAACCAGTTTCAGTTACATATTCAGGGCAGGAGCATTTTGTAACCGCAAATGGAGAACTTACCGGAGGAGCAGGAACGCTAGTTGTTTGGGATCAAAACAGGCAACCTGTGTTAAAAACAGATCTAACGTTTGGAGTGCCTGTGGCGGCTAAAGTTAACCCTAAAGATTCTAAATCATTGTATATTGCTTGTATGAGTCCCTCTACAGTAGGGATCTCTGGTTTACCGTATCAAAACAATGCAATTTTAGGTGTTTTCGAGTATACTCCAGAGACGAATAGTATTAAGAGTTACTCTGCTGTAGCTGTAATCCCAAATTGGAGGCCTAGAACAAACGTAGGGGACCAAACATCGCCTTTGTTTGGGGGTCCTGGGGGGCTAAACGCAGATATTGATAATGTAAACAGAGTTGTTTTAACTTTTATCGATGGTAATCAAGCTAACCAAGTAACAACAAGTGGTGTAAATAGTTTATTTATTGTTGGCGCTAGTATTCAAGCCAGCGGAACATCTAAAATATTGAATTGGAATAATGAAAAACCTTTTAACGATCAAAATGTACAGGGTTTAATTGTAAGCACAGATTCCATATCGCAAAATGCTGGTTCAGATCCATTACCTACTTTAGTAACACCTTTCACAAATGCTGGAAGTGTTACGCCGTATCCTTATGTTATAGGATCTGGGCTAATTCCTTCTGGGGATGTTTTACCTAACGCTGGAGTTATAGATTATACGGGAGTTTTTGCTAACTCCTATGGGATAGCTAGTTTCGATTAAATCGATAAAAGAGGTATTTGCGACAAACACTCTCTACTTCTCAACTTTTCCAGCTACATTAAATATGTAGTTCTTCGGAGGTTGGCGCTTTGTTCGTCGACAATGATTTTCCGAAGCTGCTCGGTGCAGAACTCTACCGTCCCCACCCCGCTTATGTGGTGGAAATGGCGGCAGAGCCCGTGGTTGTTCATGACTTCTCGAAACAGCCAGGCCAGACTGTGCAGCTGGACAGATACAGATTCTGGGGAAACCCTGGATCTAAAGAATCTCGCGAGCGTACTGCAGAGCAAACGATTGGCACTGCAAACAGCAGGAACATTGTCAAGGACAAAGTTCTTGTGACGCTCAGAGAGTACACCGGCCCTGCAGATCCTAGTGATCCTACTCAGCCCAGTACTTTCAAGATTGCCAGAGAGACGCTGATTACCGCGCAGCGTTTACTTTTAGACACTGGTAATCTGACCGCGTTCCATCAATCTATTGGTTCTCTGACTCTGTTAGATGACTATAGGAGATGGCGCGACCGGGTGTTCATCAACGAACTTCTGAAGGCTGTTTCGAAAGGTCAGTCTTCTGATTCCCAAGGTGGTTACTACTACCCTGGCGATCTTGCCGTTGGTTCGCTCACCTACGCTAACGCCGAGCAAGCTAAGTTCGACGTTAAGGATGACCTTCTGCGCGTGGTTAAGTCCTTGCGCAAGCGGAACACTCCTACCTATCAGGATGGTTTTTACAGATGCGTCTGTGATCCTACCTTCCTTATGCATCTTCGCCAAAACTCTGACTTCAGAGAAGTGGCAAGATACCCTGGCAATGGTCAGATCAACCCCTTAATGTCCTCGATGCAGCCTAATGCTGCCATCTATATGGGACAGGGGTTCGGTCAAGCCACTTTTGTGGCTGGTGAACCCATCATGCCTACAGGGTTTGTGTTTGAGGGCGTCAGATTCTTCGAATCTACTAATATGCCTTCCCAGACACAAACTGCTACGATCGCTTCTACTAGCGCTTCGTACGAAACCGCGATCGGTATGTTCTTCGGCCCGCAGTCTGTCGGCGTGGGCATCGGCGGCAACAATGCCCAGGTGCTCTTAAATAACAACGACGATTTCAGCCGTTTTATTATGATGATCTGGTCTCTTTACGCCGG